ATGTTATGGTTTGCACCCACCCTGTTGGTATGGTGATGTGACGTCCGCCTTCTTTGTCGCCGTCAAATTCTGAATAATCTGCCATGATAATTATTTTTGTTTCATCTTTGAACATTAGCCACCCGGTTGAATGACAGGTAGCTAATCGTTCTTTTTGTATGTCTTCAATAGAATGCCACCCGGTTTGTCCGTCTTTGGCATCGAGCCACGTAACAAGGACCAAGGGTTTTTTCATTAACAATCCATGCCTTCTGACATATATTCGTCAACATTAGTATTCTCATAGTTTGGATCGTGGTAGTCACGCCATATATCTATGTTTGCTACTCCGTGTTCACTGATAAATTCAACATAGTTCATGTTCTCAGCGTCTTCTTGCATTGTAATTACCCAGTCTTTAAATCTCATTGTCATATCTTTCTCCTAGTTGTTATGATCGTGTAAGGTATTAGCACCAATGTTATGCACGATTTCTTGTTTAAATTCTTCTAGTTCTGGTCGTAGATGCTTATCATCTACCTCTAATAATTCTATTAGTCTATTGGCTATGTAGAATATATCTACTCTATTATCTGGTAAGTTGTCTTCCATGTTTTCCTTTCTAAGTTTCTAAATAAAAGGGAGTATACTCCCCCATATAAGAACCGTTAATATTAAAGTCGAAGTACTCGACTGCTTCCTCATAGGTCATCTCACTACGCCCCATAAGTAACTCTAAAATTAGTTCCGTGTCGTAAACTACTCTTGTTCTTTCTCCGTCCCACACTACTCCCGCTATTGCTTCGTCGAATCCCTCTGCAAATAAGATGTTCGGCTCGTCGTCGCCATAAAGATCCTCTATGTCTGCTCGATTCATAGTCCTTTGATATCATGTTTTTGGACCTCGGACAATGGACAAATTTATTCATCTATTGTCCTAAATCTGCGTCAACGTCTTGACAGGCATTTTGATAACAGGCGTCTTCATCCCACATATCCCAAGTATCACACCAAACACGTTTACCTTTTGGGTTCAATACCTCATATCCATGGGTTCCTTGTCCTTGAAACTCTTCGTCAAAGTCTCTTTTTTCATAGTCCATATCTGGAGTTTGTTCCCAAATTTTTATAGTATAACCTTTAAATATTTCTGTTTTCATTCATACCTCCCGTATCTTCGTATAAGTATATTTCTCAACCGTTCCCAAATCATGCGGTCTAGAACTTGTTGCCCGGAACATGGTTCGCGTCTGGCAAGTTTATCATACTTCATCTTTAGTTTGATGATCTTAGTCTCTAATGACATAGTATCCTTTCTTTCTTAGTGAGTAGGGGGGTTCTTTGACTACCCCCAACCTTTTCCCGACAAATCAATCCTATACGGGCTTGACCAGTACTTCAGTACCACCCTCGGTTATCTCAGACACTTGTCCGTATTTCCCCTTGAATGTGCCTTACTACTTTGTTACAGTTGTTCAGCCATACTCCGAGAATGTTGCACCATCCTCATTTAATTATATTAATAAACTATTAAATGGGATAAAGAAGAACTAAATAAGATTAATTGTAGTTAGTTGTGGATAACTTTGGTTCCCTATAGTACTTTTTACTCAGAAAAAAAAATAATTTTTTTTATTTTTGCAAAACAGACGTAACCACGTAACCTTAGTGTTTATTATTTGAAATATAACAATAATATCGTTACTTGGACCACGTAACCAGACGTAACCAGACGTAACCTCTACAGATACGATTTTTCAGTACAGTAAAATAATAATAATAATAATATTAGTATAATAATACTATAGGAAAAGATTTACATTAGAATTAAAATGTATTAAACTAAAAATATGCCTAAAATTAGAGATGGTGCTTTAACACCTAAACAAAGAGCTTTTGTTGATATATTTGTCAAAGAGAACGGTCGATTGACAGCAACAGAATGTGCAAAACAAGCGGGATATTCTGAGAAATCTGCTATATCACAGGCTTGTAACCTAAGAAATCCTAAATATTTTCCAAAAGTAGTAGAAGCTATAGAAAATCTACAACGAGAATATGCAGAAGCTAGTAAATTAGATTTTGTTAAACACTCAAGAGAATTGTCACGGTTGCGAGACCATGCTGTAACAAACGGTCAATTAGGACCTGCTGTACAAGCAGAATATCGTCGCGGTCAGTTAGCAGGATTTTATGTTGATAGGAAAGAGGTTGTAACAGCCTCGCTTGATAACATGACTAGACCAGAACTCGAAGCTAAACTTAAAGAAATTCGTGATCATAATGTTATCAATGGCGAAGCTATTGGCGTAGAAATTACAGAAGTTATCGAAACTGACAAATCAAAAAAATAATAGCAAATACTATTACCCAAAAAATTATTCTCCAAAATAATAATAGAAAAAACATTACCAGACTATCCTATAACTACCCGTATCGTGCTGAGTAGCTATTGTTCTACATTCTGGACTACAGTATCTTTCAAATCTACCAATTTCTTTTTCCCTACCACAACGAAAACATTTTCTTTTAACTAAATCTTCTTCCGCTTTCGGTTTTGATTGATTGTAGTAATCGGGCATTACAAAATTATCTTTTGTCATTTACAACACCCCCAAAGAAATCAGCTACTTCTTTCTTCTTTAGTTCTTCTAGTTTCCTTTCCCATATCTTTTGATAATCTTTATCGTCTTTAGTTTTATCTATCATCTTTAATAGATTCTCTTGTCGTTTAGATATTTTTTTAGTCATAATTTTCCTTTCTAAAAATTAACTTTGTAAAGAATGGTTTCTCCATTGTCAATTTTCTTTTTTAATTGTTGTGCATATTCATAATAATAATCTGCTTCTTGTTGCTTATCAAAAAATTCTAGTTCTGTCGCTTTATCATAAGCAAATTTATATTCTTTGTATAAGTCTAATTCTTCTACTCTATTCATTTGTTTCCTCTTGATAATATCCTCTTGCTATTTTTAACTCATATTCAAAATCGTGGTACATTTCACTATCTTCAATGTCTGTATAAAATTTACAATAGTGCATGATGTCAGCGATTATATCAGCGGGTCTCCCATGATCTTTGTCTTCACCAATCATTTTTTTAATTCTTTTTGCTTTTTCTTCGTTAGTCATAATTTCCTTTCTTTTTTATTTTTTATAATTTTTTTATTGACTTGTCAATTTATATTATTTAATGGGATAAATGTTATTGTGAAAGTGGATAAAACCGCCACCGACTAGCGTTCCGATAAGTGCTTAAAAAAGGGAGATCAATAACACAGTACAGGCGACGGAGATTATTCGGATAAGTCCTGTACTAAATTAAACAGAAAGGGATAAAATGAAAAGAAAAGTATGGACACAAGAAGAAATAGAAAAAGCAAGAGAGCTTTTGAAAACACACTCTTACGCAACAGTAGGTCAAATGTTGCATAGATCAAAAAATTCTGTGATAGGACAATTCTACCGCGAGAAAGTTAACAATGGATATACACCACCGCCAGAATCTAAATACACAAGAAAAAAAGAAAGGGCGATATTATGATTGACAATTAATTTGTCCCATGTTAATAGGATAATAAGAAAGGATAATATATGAAACAATTAGAATTTATTAAATCTAAAAAACTTTTAAATATTGATAATAACGCGAAAACAGTAAAAGGTCAAAAATATGGTTATATGACGGCGGTCTTATATCTTGCCCCTAGTAATGAAAGCGGTTTCAATGTCTGTCCTATGGCTTCAAAGGGTTGTAAAAAAGCGTGTCTATATACATCTGGGCATGGTGCTTTTTCCAGTGTTAAAAATGGCAGAATAAATAAGACGCGTTGGTATATTCAAGAACGCGACACTTTTCTAGATCAGATTAGAAAAGAAATAAACGCGTTTATTGTCAAGGCGAAAAAAAGAAATTTAATTCCTTGTATTCGTTTAAATGGAACTAGCGATATATCTTGGGAAAAGACAGGATTAATAGAGGAATATAAATCTATTCAATGGTATGACTACACAAAAATCTATAAAAGGGCGTTGTCATTCGTCAATGGCGAGTTGCCTAGCAATTATCATTTAACTTATTCACTCAATGAGGATAATAGAAAAAACGCATTTGATATATTAGATCGCGGTGGTAATATTTCGGCAGTATTTAGAAAGTCATTACCAAAAAAATACAATGGTTTCAAAGTTGTAAATGCTGACGATAGCGATT